TCCTAGCTCCAAGCATTTCCGCGTAGCCTCCTGATAGGCGTACAGGGTCTTGTTCTTGTCCCGGCTGTCCTTGCGTGAACAGGCGTCTAGATAGGCGTTCTGAGCCTTCCTGCGGGCTGTGCGGGCCATGTCCTGCGCGGATGGTGGATTGACCCAACAGGCACGGAATTCGGCGATGAGATCGCGGATCATTTCGGGGGCTCCGGAATCGGCATCCAATGGGTGACGAATTCCTGCGGCATTACTGATCTGCCGGGAAGTGCCGGTACGGTGTTCAGATCCCACCAGCACCTATCGTCTGGCGCATTTTCGTAAGGAATGGCCCATCTCGCCGTCCACACCTTAGGAAACTCGGCGTTTGGCGTTCGAACGCATATCAGAATCGAAGAGCAATCGCGCGGCGCGGTCTCAATCGGCTGCCAATCTACTCCCACTTTCCGTCCCTCCCGTTTAGGATATCCAGCGTCTCACTGACGCTGCGTCCTAGCTTTACCCATGAGGCTTGATCGGCCTCGGATGCTGTGTGTTGTGATCGAGCCGATAGGATGTGCGACGGCTCGTTTCGGATCTGGCCTAGCCGCATTGAGCGGAGCTGTTTGGCTGTCCAGGCTACAGTGCTCGCCATACCCAGACCTCTTCTCCGACACGTCTAACCACGTAATGCCTCCCGTTTTTCTTCATCCTGGTTGCGGTGACATGAAGCGTCTTCGCTCGTTCGATGGGAAACTTCAGCGGCTTCCCTTCCGGCTCCATGTCCCAAAGCGCGTCTACTAAGCGTGTGGTTTTAGGCATGGATTGAGTATGGATGAGTATCGTCGCGTTGACAAGCGGATAATATCCATTGACACCGCTCTCCCGCTATGGCGCTATGGTGTCACACCAAAGGAGACGGAAATGGCTTGGCAAGGACACAGAGTTGGGCGTGCCGCTGGCGGCGGACTCCACAACGGATACAAGGCCAAAAGTCGTCAGCAAGACTGGTCGGACGGAGAAACAGTTAAAGTGGGCTTCCTTACCCTTGAGGTGGTCGAGAAGGTTGGATCTGATTTCCGCCTTTGGAACCCCACGAGCGGCAAGCGCTACACCTTCACTCCGCACATGGGTCTTAACGCAGGTTGGGAGGGGTAATGTCCGAAATCACCATCAGCGAGGCGCTAAACCAGCGCGGATATTCCGACATTTCAACTGTGTATGCGTATTACACGCCGGATCAGAAGGCCCTTCACGGAAAGCACTGCGAGCAATGGACTGAATTCGGCCACCGACCAGAAAAAGCGCCATACAAAACCGGTCAAGAGCGCGACTTCATTGCAAAGGTGGAGTCAGAAAATCCCGGCAAGTACACCTCGTATCTCATCTCGTGGTCAGGAAACGACTAATGAAATTCGCACTGGAATACTTCGTTGGAACCGCCCGCACGCCTAGCGGCTGGGTTCGTTCCTCAGAGCGCTGGACAGACCGTGCGCGGGCTCAAGGCGACATGACCAAGCAGATTGCGCGGGAGGATGATTACGAGATCACGCCGATTACGCGCCGTGTGGTGGAGGTTTAGATGGGATATGTTTTCCACTCGCTATCCGAATGCGCTGGCTGCGGAGCTAGGGGCGATGATTTCGGATCGGCCAACGTCGAGGCGTTCGAAGTGACCGGCGAGCTTTACTGCGATGACTGCGCAGAAGAGGCAATCGTCCGCGCTAGTTCGGAGGATGATGATGCCTGATCAATTGCCCGTCCGAGAGATTGTGGAACGCTTGGTTTCCTATCGAGACGGGGTTCAATCCCGCGAGGTGCGCGAACTGATCGCAGAAGCCGCCAACCGACTTCTAATCCAAGAGAGCGAGTTGCGGAAACGTGCAGCCAGTTTCTCCGCAAATGAGGGGGCGCGCCCGTGACCCAGCTAACCCCAACAGACCCCACCGTGCGGGCCATATCAGCCTCTGTAATGGCTCATGCTGTCCGTATGGCGGGAATCCTTAGCCACATAGGCTGTACGGATGAGCAGCGTTCCAGGGGCTTTGCGGAGGCAAGGATGATGCGGGATGAATTGGATAGGCTGGTGGATTTGGAGCGAGCTCAATGATGCGGAAACTCACGCCCATGCAGAGAGCCGAAGCCGGGATTATGATGGTGACAAATCCCAACGTCCGGCTGCCTTTAGGCAAGACGATTGAACCGCTTTTGGAGGCGTATGACGAAGCTTTAGATGCCATTGAAGCTGCGCTTCCGTTTGTCATGGAGGCTGCGAGAATTTCGGGAGAAAAGATAGTTTCAGGATGCTCGGCGGAGGATCTATCAAAGAACGCCGTTGCGGCTGGCGCTCTAATCTCACTTCTCGATGCTCTCACTCAAGCTCAACGGGACATCAAGAAATGACCCTGGCAGAAGCATCAGAGGAATGGCGCGAAGCTGAGGCGGACTACGTGTCCTCGCCAAGCACCAGCAGCGGAAATCGAGCTGACGAAGCTTTCGAGCAAATGTCAGCCCTAGCTTTTCAGCAAGGATATGACCCAGCAGGACCGCTAGGGATCGTGGAGTTTGTGATGCGGGAGATTGCGAAGTGAGCTTATCGGACGGTTTTCTTGTGGGAGCGCTGATGGCGGCGCTGCTCGTTCTTCTGGCGGCCATGTACATGCTGGCTCGAAACAACTGGATTTTGAAAATCAGACTTCGAATGATCGAAGAAGATTGGGAGGGATATCGTCGCGCGCCAGACTACGGAACGATGCTTTATCGCTGGTGGTGCTGGGACATTGAGAAGCTGAAAAACCTCTCGTAGGGGCGCAGAAAGTGCGCTAGAAATAAGAGGGCTCGACATCTCCCCAGACCGTCGAGCCCCAGGCCATCCGATAAAGGAGCAACACGGATGACGGACGGAAAAGTGACTGATAACGGCGGCGATGTCCACCCATTGGCTCGCGGAGCGCTGATAGCGTTGGCCGCGTTAATGGTCGCGAGCTGTGGCCAGCCGGCAGACTATGCCGCCAAGCACGCGCCTACTGTTATTGGTGAGCGTGGGAATTGCAGCGTCGTTAGGCTGTGGGACGAAGATAACACTCAGACGATCTACGTGACCGATTGCGGTGGTGGTTCCGCTACGGAATGGGAAACCAGCCACTATTGCGGAAAAGCGTGCACGCGCAGAGAAAAGCACCGCATCAACACTATTCCGGCAGAGTCTCAATGACCACCCCCGCATTTACCGGACACGATGGCCTTCGCTGGCGCGGAACTCCGCTGCTGCCTGAGACGGCTAAGGAATTGGAGGAAGAGCTAGATGCGGCAACCTTCAACGCTGAAGCAGAAGTGGGAATGGTGGGAGCTGGCCGTATCGGGACAGGCCCCGCCAATCCATGAGGATGATCCACAAGCCGGGCTCTTCGCCGTTCGAAAGTTTCCTTACGGAGAATGGCCCAAAGGACCATTAGTACCCGCCAAGATCTGGTGGGAATCCGAGATAGACCCAGAAACAAACGAGCTTCTGTCGGACGAGCGCCTAAGGGGCGACATTGACGGAAAGCCAATCAACCCGTGGAGCGCATGGACATGGCTAGCAGCGAGACCGATAAGCGAGAGGGAGTGGTTATATCTGAAGGCCATGAGCCCGCTCCTTCCGAAGGAAATACCGCCCCGGCGAGCCTCAAACAGCGCCTCGCGTCCATCCGCGACGAAGCGTTCGGGATTGGCAAAGACACGATCAAAATGAAGTCCAAGGCTGGTGTAGAGTTCACCATCAAAGGACACACGGTAGAAGCTGTCCTTTCGGAGATGCGCCCGCTTTTGACCAAGCACGGTGTGGATATCACCCCGAACCTTATTGAGCGGACGTACACCGGCAACCGCTGCGATGTGCTGATTGACTTCCTGTTCGAGCGCACGGACGACAGCGAAGAGTCTCGTACCATACGCTGGGCCGGGGCCGGGACGGATGACGGCGACAAGGGCTTTTCAAAGGCCGGAACGAACGCGCTCAAGGAAATGCTCAAGAAGCGGTTCCTAATCACCGACCGTGATGACGCCAAGGAGGAAGAGGAGAAGGTCGAGCATCGCACTGATGATGCTTCCTCCAGAAAGGCGCTGGAACAATCTCAAGCCGCGCGTAAGGCTGCCGTTGAGAAGTGGGCCAGGGCGTTCAAATCGGCGCTTGAGAACGCCAAAACTGCTGATGACGTTGACCGTCTAAAGCGCGACAATCGAGAGCAGCTGGCTAGCGAAGATATTCCAGACGTGACTAGGGACTTTTTCAACACGCTGATCAGCGACCGCAAAGCGGAATTGGCTGACGGTTTTCCGGGAGATAAATGATGTCGGGTAGCGTCAATAAGGTGATTTTGATCGGCCACCTTGGTGCAGATCCAGAAATCCGCTCAACCAACTCGGGTGATCGCATCGCGAACCTTCGCCTAGCGACTAGCGAATCTTGGCGAGACAAATCGTCTGGAGAGCGTAAGGAAAAGTCCGAATGGCACAGGGTCGTGATTTTCAACGAACACCTTGTGAAGGTCGCAGAACAATACCTTTCGAAGGGATCAAAGGTCTATGTCGAGGGGGCTTTGCAAACTCGGAAATGGACAGACCAAGCAGGAGTTGAAAAATACTCCACCGAGATTGTCATGCAAAAGTTCCGTGGAGAGCTGACCATTCTGGATGGAAAATCCTCAGGAGACGGACGAGCAGGCTCTAGCTCGGATGATGGCGGACGTCATCAAGGAATGGCCGGGAGCGGAGGTGACAATCAAACCTTCAACGCCGATCTTGACGACGAAATTCCCTTCATCACGCAACGAAGTGTCTGGTGATCAATTCCCTATACGAGTCATTCGGCGCGGCGGCTATCTACAGGGTAGCACGCCAGCCGATGACGAGGCTTTGCGGGAGCTTCCGGCCGAGTTTGAGATTGGCTCAATACGCCAGAAGCGGTCCCTTCCAGAGCTAAGGTTGTTCTTCGTGATGATGCAGATTCTGGCTGAGAACTCGGATCAGGATCTGACTAAGGAAGAAATGGCCGCGTTCTTCAAGGTCAACTGCGGGCTGGGGACACCGGTCAAGTCCAAGTCCGGCAAGATAACGATGGTTCCAAGATCCATAAGCTTCGCAAAGCTTCCGCAAGACGAGTTTCACGCCTTCTTCAAGCGCGTTCAGACTGTGGTTGAGCGAATGATGCCGGGGCTATCTCAGGAAGCCCGTGAGCGCCTGGGGGATATGCTGGCGGACTAAAGCCCAAACCTCCACCACGGCTTCGGCCGTAGCTTCTCCGCAGACTTCGCGTTCTGCTTCTCACACGCCTCGATGATGGACATGGTGTCTGACGTTCGGTCGTTCGCCATGTCGATACGAGCTGTAGCCGCATCAGCGTAGATCATGACGTCAGAGATAGTTGGCTCGGCGGAATAGATCGGCGGGGCCTTTACGCCCTCTTTCCAGCGATCCGGAACGAGATCAGCGCAGGCAGGCAGGATCACCGTTAGAGGCCGAGTACTGGCACAAGCCCCGACGCCCAACATCGGCAAGACCACGATCAATGATAACGTCGCCACCCGGCGCACTGCGAATGGCATCAGCGTTCTTCCTTGCGGTTTCTTCGGTATGGGCTTGGCGGGTAGATGCTCGGTCGATGATCTCAGAGGCTTGCGTAGCTGCCCGCGTCTGGCCCTCAGAGACCACCTGACCGGCCTTGGCTTGCTCGGCTAGAGCCTTCTGCCTACCGGGCTCAGTGATGGCCCAGGCTGCCCAGCAAAGCGCTAGAGCGAGCGCGGCGAGGATCAGGGTCCACTTAGCGATCTTGGCGTGGATAGGGGTGAAGGTCATTCTGGGTCTTTCGGCATGGGCAGCCAGTGGCTTGGCTTCACGTAATCTCCGTTACTGGAGAGCCATATCCCGCCCCGCAAGTAAGTTGCGATGCTCCACACGCCGTCATAAACCATCACCTCAAAGCTTTCGATCAGTGGCGCTGAGTCAATCGGCTTTGGTTTCATTTCTCACGCCTCTTGATCGCAATGGCGAGCTTCTTGGTGGGGCCGTTCTTCTCGGCCTTCTGCCAGCCACGCAGGCTGTAGCCGAATTCCTCGGCCGCTTGCTTCTGGGTCCAGCCCATAGCTTGGCGGTAAAGCTGCAATTCTGTTCCGTTCATGACCCCTTCTAACACGCACCCAGGACGCTCTCAAGAAATGCTTGACGCATCCACGGTTGGTGCGTACTAAGTTCGTCATTCAGTTCAATCAAGGGTAACAGGAACAACCATGAAGCTTCATCTTCTCGCCGCTGCGGCGGTTCTCGCTCTCTCCAGTCCGGCCTATGCCGGTAACGACAAGCCGCAATCGGGTGGTGACTCGTCGGCTAACGCCGGTGCTGCCGCTGGTGCAATCGCTGGCGCTGCCGCCGTCTCGGGTTCGTCGTCTAACGCGGTCAATACCGTGCTGGGCAGCAACAACGGCGGCTCGGTCGGCAATGTGGCCGGTGGTGCTGGCGGTCAAGGCGGTGCGGGTGGCCGTGCTGACGCATCGTCCTCGTCCACGCTGGGCAACCTGAATTCGTTTGGCGGCTCTGCGACTGCGGTCAATGGCCCCAACACGAACCTGAACACCAACACGCTCGGTCAGGCGCAGGGTCAACAGCAAGCGGCCTCGTCGGATCAGCGCCAATCGCAGTCCACGAACTCGGCCGTCACCAACGCTGGCAACTCGGCGAACACCAACACCACCTCGGCGCGGACGGACAACGCCAACAACGCGGCGCAATCGACCAACGTCAATGTGGCTGGTGACGAAGCTCAGAAGCGCAACCCTGTCGGGATGGCCTACGCTGCCCCCGTGGCGTTCGGTCAAGGAACTTGCGGCGTCTCGGCTTCGGCTGGCGGTCAAGGCATTACTGGCGCTCTGTCGCTGGCGATCCCGCTTCCGTCCCCGAAGTGCGAAGTCCGCTACGTCGTGCAGACGCTGAGTGCTCTCGGTTCGGCTACCGGCGACAAGACCCTCTTCCGCGCCGCTGAGCTGTACTACGCCAAGCACACCAAGGGCGTTTCGGAGGCCATCACTGACGCCCGTGCCGGCAAGTAAGAAAGGAGCTTGACGCAGGCGTATTTTCTACGCATCCTCTAAGCGTTAGGTTCCTTCCGAGCCCTCGTATCGGGATCTAGCGCTAGTATCTCCATCTCCTGTGTCGATAGAGCCCCCTTCCTTACCCGATGGGGGCTCTTGGCGTTTAGGCGTCAGCGTGTTCAGCGCGCTTAGACTGCACCACTCGCCACGTCGCGTAGACAACGCCGATAGCTCCCAACGCCCCAAGACCGTTCGCAATGTTCTGAGCGAGGGGGGACTTGTCCACGAACCCGCTGATGCCAGCCATAGAGGTCTGAGCGAACTCAGGAACCTGCAATAGAATGTCCCGCGCCCAATTCAGCACGCTTGCCACAGCACCCACGACAAGGCCCCAGACTGTGACGGACTTCTTAGCGGCCACAGGAGCTTGCGGAGCGGCCTTTGCAGAGGATTCCGCTACCAACCCAAGGGGAGCGGCCACGGGGGCGTTAGCGGCCAGCGCTAGGCTTTGCTCGCGAACATGAGCGACGCGGTTCGTCCAGCCGTTCTTGTTGGCGTTCCAGTTCTTCAGCTTCTTCATGAAGGCTAGGCGTCGGTCGCACAGACTATTGATGACGCGCTTAGGATCTGCCTTGGAGAGCGCCTTAAGGGTTCCGAGGCCAATGACGCCATCCGCCGTCACGCCAAGCACGCGCTGAAGCTCCTTAGCCGCCTGGGCAGCCCCGCTATTGAAGGCGAAATCAACAACCGCGTAATCAACCCCGCTTGGCAGTTTGTCGCCCTGAACCGGGTTCCAGTAGTTGGCCTTGGTGATCGCCACGACTTCTTGTGTGGTGATAGTGCGGACGGACTTCGGGGGCAGCTTGCGGACGGATCGCCACTGGTCATAGACCTTCTGGGTGATACCCTTCGCGGTTAGGCCACCGGGATCATCCTTCAGGGGCCGGTCAGATACACCGCCCTCGACGCCTAGGATTTGCTGGGTGACTAGGTTGAAGTTGGCTGCGGCCACAGAATTACCCCACTACTCTCTTTGCTATGCTCTGAGCCCACGGGCTGTTCATGACACCGAGAAGGTAGCTGATGACACCGGCTGCGGTCATGATGAAGATGTAGACCTGCCAAATGCGGTCCATCTTCTTTTCCATAGCCTCCACGCGGCGCTCAAGATCCTCTGTGGTCGCTAACAGATGCCCGATTTCGCGTTCGCCGCTCGGCGGACTCATCCCCGAACATCCATATGGCGACGAAACCAGCCCCGACGACTCCACCAAGAGCGAAGATCGCCGCCCACATACCGCACCCCCTCTGCGCCGCTCGCCACCAATTGCAGCAGGAATACGGCGTTGATCAGAGTTTTATAACGGTAGGTTGTTGGGTCAATGATATTCGCGCTATGCGGGGTAGTCGACACAGCGCCTTCCCCTAGGGCAACGGCTACCAAATATGCTGCATTGCTAACCACTTGCAGCCCGTACAGAACCGCTAGGATGATGGCAAACTTAAGCTTCTGAGTTTTTCCAAGCCACCCACAGGCGATCATCGCCACGAGGTCTATGCACCAATGGAAAAAGTATGCCTGCGGTGGCGCAAAGGACCGCTCCATGTGCGTCGTAACGCCCCATATTGCGAGGATCATGACGGACGTAGCGAGTGGGGCCACCGCAGGCAGATATTGCCGCCGGACAGCATACAGGTTCAGGAGCAGCGGTAAGAGCGCCAGCGTTCCAAAAAACTCTGCCCGGACATGCAGCATTTATTTATCGCCACCACCACTCATGGGTTGGATTGCGCCCTCATCGGACGTCATGCGTTTCAATCGGTCAGCATGGACGTGAAGCTTTTCTAGTCGGGCCTTGAACAGGTGCTTGAACGTGCCGTTAGGCAACGCGTCAGCCCGACTGTGAGTTTCATCAATGATAGCCTTCCAGGCGTCGGCAAGATCGTCTGGAGAGAGCTGCGAGAAATCCATAAAGCGTTCCTTAAGTCGTTTAGGCCACACACGGCCTAGCCATTTCTTGCACCAGTTTGTCAGCCTAGTCATCACGGCGTAAGCGGAACGCCAATGACGGAAACAGAACCTGTGATCGCCGATGAGCAGAGGATTCGAATGTTTGTGGCCTTCCCAAAGGTGGAGTTTGCGACAAAGCCACCCCCGGTCGTTATGCGACTTATAAATGAGTTGTAAGCGTGAGTTCCTGACGCTGCCAGCGTAGCGTATTCGCCAGCGGCGCTGTTGACCCGGATAACGACAGCGCTAGACCTTGGAGTGCCCCCAATGAGCGGGGTCATTAATTGCATTGAAGTGTCACCGCCAGAGTTCGTAGCGGTGAATGCAGCTCCATCATTGAAGTAATATGTCCAACTGTAGTCGCTTGCGCCGGACTTATACGTGGAACCGCCATCATAGCTAACGCGGAAAGTCAAAAGCGCGCCGTTACTCCAATTGGATAGCTTTAAGCGAAGCTCCCAGGCGCTGTATGACGGAGAGAGCGGAACATCTACACTCGTAGCCGCCGTGATGGTCTGAGCAGAGGTAACGGTTTGGAATGGCGTTGTTCCGGTCGCCGTAAAGGGTCCAGAGACATTTAAACCACCCGTTACGTCCAACACCCCCGTAATATCGACCTCATCGAAGTCGATCAGAAGATTGTCGCCTTGGGTTCCGGCCCACCCGCCAATACGGCCATCGCCACCAACATTATCCCCAGCCGCAAAGCCGAAATCTATAGAAGGGCGACCACCTTCTGGCGTCAGCGCCAACCGACCATCAAGCCCAAAGTCCAGGACAATGACGCCAGCGCCAGCGCCGAGGGCCGTAACATCGTTGAACGAGTCTATCGTGACGAAGGTCGCGGTCTGCAACACAAGGTCATAGACCTCAGATGTATCAGCAAAGATCTGCGGGAATCGTCCAGCGCTGTCAGCCACCACCGGGTTAGGGAGCGGCGTGGCGAGCGTGCTGCTGGTGTATGTCGCCTTCGGGGTCGTGGTGCCCGGAACGTAGGTGAACAGCAACGCGCCAGGGATCGGATTCCCGTTAGCATCGAAGACCTGATTGAATCCGTAAAGCTGACCAGCCATCTACTTCGAACCTATAAAGTGGGTTATCGTACCCGAATGAAAGTGACAGACGCGAAGTTCAAGGTCGTCCGCAAGCGCCGAGAGTGGCATTTTGACTGGAATAACTTCCTCATTCTGGCTGCGCTCGCGGTGCTGTTAGCAGCCCAACGCTGGCTGCATTCCTGATCTGCATGAGACGCTGAGCGTCCGCCTCTCCGAGCTGACGGATAATCTCGTCAGTGCGGCGCGGATCCGTAGCGGCCTCGATGAGGGCTTGGGCTTGGCGGTCGTTCATGCCGCGAGACTTGAGCCAATCAATCGCCACCCCAACCCAATCCCCACGAGCCGCCCGGCCCGCAGTTCCGAGCATATTGGCGGCATCCTGGGTGCGAAGCTGGGTTTGAGACCCGGAGCGGGGGGCGATGTCCTGAGCATTTCGGACAAGACGCTCCTCGCCAGCCATCGCAGTCTGAAGGCGATTGGCGTCTTGCTCACCTAGCAGAGCGCGGTTTCTGGCCTGTTGCTCTGGGGCGTTTGCAATGCGACGAGCCACGCCAGGAGCCGCCGAGGTATTCTCTCCAGCCGCTCGCTCAATTGCACGCCTCGCCGTGGCCCGCGCAAGATCATTGCCAGGAGCGCCGGGGCCTGGAGTGGCGGCAATGAACTCGTCAGTGTTCCGCGCCAGAAAGTCTTGCCCCTGGTCAGCGGCTTCCATCAAGCGACTACCGGCCGCATAGTTATCCAGGGCGGTTCGATAACCAGGGACCGACCCGGAGGCATTCTCACGAACGGCTCGCGCAAGATTCCCGAGGCTTTGCGCTTGACGATTACGCCCAGAGCGAGCCGCCGCGTCAGCAGCATCGAACAGGGTTTCACTGATGCTTTGCGCCATTCCGACTGAGATTTGCACCCCACCAGGATTATCGAGGACGTCACCTACCATCCGATTAAGCTCTGCACCGACAGCCCGCTCGTTCGGGTCTAGAGACCGCAGAGACGACGCCGCAGCATCGCGAATGGCAGAGCGCCCATCCTCTGTCCTTAGAGCCTGAACGGCATCATTCGAAAGAGCAACGCGCTCATTGCGAACCGCGCCGAAGTCAGTGTTCCCTTGGGTTCGCCGCGCACCCGCCAAGTCAGTAGCAATTTCCCGTGGAGCACGCGGATCCTGCGACATGATGTTTCGAGCCTGCCGCCCCATACGGTCTGGAAGGTTCAGGGAGCGAGCATCCGCGAAGTCCGTAGCTGCTTGACGACCAGGGGTCATACGAGAGGCCGCAGCGCGGATAGTCCCACGCCCAGCATCATCAACGACATCGACCAGCGTCGGCTCAATTCCAGACTGACGGAAGCCGGCCGCTTGCTGAGCCATGCGGTCTCGGTCCTGACCACGCAACATATTAGCCTCACCGCGCGCACCCGGACGAACGGAGGCCAATCCAGCGCCTACAAGAGACCCGCCCAAGCGCGCGGCGGCGGCGACACCCTCTGATGCGCCCAACCCTTCTGCGATCTGCCCCGCACCCTCTCCAACAACGGCTGGAAGCAGCACATTAGCCGCCCTCACGCCCGCGCTGCCAGGGATTAGAGCCGCCCCTGCATTCTGCGTAATAGCCTCAGAGAACTTTCCGGTTCGGGTCTGGGGTTTATACGTCAATCCGGTCAGGCGATTTAGCTCACCGCTAGTGGGGGCGGGCTTGAATGCTGACAAAGCTTGAGCGGTCTGAGCGCCGCGTTGTTGTTGTTCAGCATCCGCGCCAAGAAAACCACCCAGCTTGTTGCCGAGCAACTGCCCAACGTCGCGGGCGTCACCAACGCCTCCTGCAAGACCCGTGAAGGCTTTACCTAAGCCCTGAGCCGCGCTTCGCGCTACGTCGGAGCCCCACGACGCTTTGGGATTTGCCTTGGCCCACTTAGCAGCGCCCTGAGCCGCAGCCTTGGCGTTGGGCGCGTCTACATCGACCGTTCGGCCATCCTGAAGCTTAACCTCGAAAGAAGCCATCAGCGCGGCCTCACTGTGACTTGGCCTGCATCAGTGTCGAAAGTGTTGGAAGACTCCTCACGCTTTCGGCTTTCAGAGGGCATGAATGACTTGAACTTGCGATTGCCATACGTCGCATCAAACACGCCGCCGCTTTCCTGCGCGAGCGCGATCATGGCGCTTTGGCGAGCGTTAGCTTTCTGACGGAGGGTTCCAACGTCGTCTTCCGGCCTCGGAATGTACATGTCCATGTACACAATCATTTCGGAGTCCGTTACCGCCGCGCCCGTGTCCTTGCGAAGGATCGGAGCCAGCCACTCTTTAGCGGCCTGCACAAATTGCCTATCGGTTGGGTTGCTGGCAACGAGCCGTGTGACGCCATTTTTTTCAGAGATCAGCAGTTGGGGCGACGGCTTGAACGTGCCCTTGGTGGCAAGAGCATTCAGCCGGTCATTTGCATCCAGAACCCGGCGCGTGAAGGCGGCTGCTTTGGTTTGGCTTTCCGTTGGCTGCTTGATGTTTTTAAGCTCGCCCGTGTTTCTGTCAATCTGGGCGCGCGTGCCGGGGGCATACCCGGCAGCAATGATCTCTTCCGGGGAAGCATTCTCGACCTCACGGCCCTTTTTGGGTGCCCCCTGAGCTAGGACTCTAGCGCCCCCGCCCTGGTTAGACGCCGACTGACCACCGCCCTCAAACTCCTCGATAGCCCCGGCAAGCGCCTGGACGACTTGCGGGTTGGTCATGTCCAACTGCTGGCCAGCCGGAACACCCAGCCGCTTGGCGACGAAGTTCACGTAAGCCCCGGTGGGGTTGTTGTCGGACGGCGGAGCCCAGCGGTTGATGATCTTCTCAACCGTATCAAAGCCCCGCTGCCCGTAGGATTGAAGCAAACGACCTTGCGCCGCACGACCCGACCCAGCATCGGCAAAGATCGCAAAGCGCCCGTCCGAGCCTTGATATCCCGGAAGGGATTGAGCGAAAGGGCCGTCTTCGATGTTGCCCGGATTATTATTTCGCTGATTACGAGCGCCACCCCCGCCGCTGGCCCCAGATGGAGTTGCGCCGCCGACTTGCAGCAGGGTCTCTCCTTCTCCCACTTTCTGGAAGCTGGGAGCGAATGGAGCCTCAGCCAGCAGCGCGCCGGTTTTGGGATCGCGCAGTTGGGAGCCGGGAGCCATGACAACACCCTTAAGTGCTTCCTCGACTTGGCCCGAAAACAATTGCAAGGACTGATCGTCCAAGTGCTGACCTGCCTGTGAGATCACGTCATCCGGAGCGCCCATAGCCTTCAGGGCCGGGGCGATTTTTTCGATATAAGCCTGAGAGCGCTGATCCTCAGGGATCTTTTGCAGCACCCCCGCAGCTTGCGCCATGAACTTAAGGCTCTCGGCCTGTTGTGCCTTTTGTTGCTCTTGGGCGCTGGAGGCTTGCGCGGAGGCGCGGTCTTGCCGCTGCTGACCAACACGCTCCACCCCAAGCCCAGCATCCAGCATGCCCGCGCCGTACAAATCAGCCGCAGCACCCTGAAGGTTCCCAGAGGCCATGTTGCGACCGGCCCGCTTTTGGGCAAGCCCTTCAGTGAACCCCTGAAGCTCGTTAAAGCCGGAATTACGAGCGTTGATCGCGTCATTGACGATGTTAGCCATTAGGAACCGCCTCCCCAATTTTGCGACCAGTTAGTCAGGCTGTTGCTTGGCGAGGAAGAAGACTGATTGGTCTGCCAGTTGGTCAACAGGTTCTGACCAAGCCCCGCAATGTTGTTGAAGGCCGATGCGTTGTTAGACGCCTGCTGACCGTATGCCGAGGAAAGGTTGTTGGCATAGTTCTGGTTCTGATTGCCGACGTTGGCCGCGTAGGTGTTCTGAGCGCTGGATTGATTGTTTGCCGCGCTTTGCCCCAGCCCGGTCAGCCGGAAAAGATCGTTGACGTTGGTGTCAAACCGATTGGTTAGGTAGTTCCGGTCGGCGTCATACACACCCGTTCCGAATGAGCGATCCGATTCATAGTTCTGGTCGGCAAAGTTCCGATCCTGGTTGAACTGGTTGAGTTGACGGTCGTAGACGCCGAGGGTCTGATTGACCCACGAATCGTAATCCTCATCGGCAATGTTCTGCATGCGCTTGCCGAACTCGGTAGCCGCTGCTCCAGACCCAAGAATTCCCTTGGCCGCGAACGAGGCATTGGTGTTTCGTCCAGCCTCCCTCAAGCGGTTCTGATAGCCGGGGGATTCTCGATAATTCGCGGTATCCAGCGACGGCATCGCAGGAGCATTGAATGTGGGACGCTCACCAAAGGTTGGGCGCTCGGCGATCTGGGGGCCGTAGTTCTGCCCGCTTCCCGTGGCCTGGGGTTGACCGGCCTGTGGGGTGGTTTGGGGCTGCGGAGCGGCATCCGTGAACGAACCACGGCCCTCGTTCCCGTAGTTAGCGTCATGCCAAGCGTAATAATCTGCCTTGGTGGCGAAGCGTGGGTCAGTTCCGACAACGCGTTGGGCTTCACGGGCAAGATCGGGATTGGCAGCTTCGTATTCATCATACGGATTGCCGTCATTGATGCCGCCCCCTTGAGGCACGCCAGACGTAGCCCCGCCGCCTCCGGACATCTGACCCAGGCCGAACTGAGTAGCTAGTTGATTCAGCGCCCCATACCCAGCCTGCATGAACGGAGCGTTGTTCTGCTGAGACTGCTGGAGAGCCTGCTGCTGAAGCGCCAGCGTCTGAGCGTTAGCCGCCTCCTGCGCTGCAATACCCTTATTCGTGGCCTTGTTGGCTTGATTGGCCGCGTAAGCGCTTCCGGCCGCACCAATGCCAGCAGCGATGATAACGGGGGCGATGGGCATTAGTGTTTCCTCGCGGGAGAGGCGATCCAAGCATTACGGGTCAGCATCCACAGCCGCGCCTCGCCGTGGTCGGTCATCTCAAAATCACCCAGCGGAACAAACCGGAAGGTCTTTGGGGGGCGCGATTGTGGGTGGCGCGTCTCATGGGTGATGATCAGATCGCAAACCTCAAACATTTGGTCGAAGGCTTGGCGGGCAGCGAAGAACACTTCCTTGCCCCAGCCTTCGGGCTTGAACAGGGTGTGAAGCTCGTAAACCCGACCAAAGCTATCAGACTTGGCGAAGATGAAGCCGCCATGTTCAAACCGTAGAGCGATATTCGGCGGCTGAAGCGCCTTTTCGATATGCTCCGGATCAATGCCATCCAGCACATGACGAACGTCAGGATGCGAGGCGACGTCCACCCAGAACTCTAGATCTGCTCGCACAGCAGCACGAACTCCTTCGTCGGGGTTCCGTCCGGATTTACTATCGGTATGCGCTCGTCCAAGGTCGGAAGTCTTGAGCTGTTCCAGACAAGCCCAAAACTCGTCGTCGGCCTCCCGTCGCTCTCGGATATCGGCAAGCCCGGAACTAACGGCGAGATCGTTTTTCCAATCGGAGCCGGTGTAATCTGCCACTGACGGCGGAAGACCTGGGAAGCCTCTCCGTTCTCCACGATGGGAACGCTCGGAAAGAGTTTCAAAGCTGCTCATCCATCCTCACATCAGACAATCTGAACACAACCGGATCTGAACGACGGAATTGAAAGTATCTACCCGGCGCTCTGATTTGACCTAGACGGTTCCACCTTACCCGTTTTTCGTAGTTTCCGACACGGCCAAGTCCGGTCCGCTTCCAATCAGTCCACGTCTGCCCTTGATCGTCAGACCATCGCAGCTCGACAATTGGATTAGAGCCTTGGCCTTCTTGAAGCCCGGTCCCGACCGAAGCGATGATGCTAATGTTCCCGCACCCGTCACGTCCGCTCTTCAGCTCGTGAAAGGCCGTGGCCGTGGCGATAATCGGGTCTCCCGCATCGGTCTGGGTGTCGGGATTTACCTTCCAGACCTGATTGCTTCCCGCCTGGGCATCCAGCGCGAAAGCGTCCCCCGAAACATCGGTTCCGAGGTGCGCCCTCCAATACGAACGGTCGAAGCTGGCCGAGTTAGACCACAACTTGGTCGTGACATCATAAACCCACGTCTCGGCCTCCAGGCTAAGGACGTAATAGATGTGCTGATCAATGGAGAATGTCCACGCCCGAAGCCCAAGGGGGCTAGAACGTCGAATACGCTCAGCTAGGCCGTTATCAGAGATGATTTGCGGAGTTGAGCCGAAGGACTGAACGACTTCGCATTTGTCTGTCACCCAGATCAGCGACGAGCCGCGCATGTTGCAGACCGTATCGCGGGCCTTGCAGCCGAGATCCCACGCCAGACCACCGTACGGCGCTATAGCTGGGGCGGTTGATCCAGTGAGCGCCCAAACCTCCGTTGAAGCGCTTCCAAGCAGGAAAATTTGATCACCGAGTATGCCAATGCAGATGATCGGGTCTGGCTGATATTCCGCCGAGGCAAACTCTAGCGCGTTCCACTCAGTGTCCCCCGGAACGAGGTAATAGACCTGCTGCGTCCCAGCCTTCACCGCCAGCCAGAATTGGCGAATGTAAGCGATGCTGTCAGCCCCATCCGTTTCCGTGGCGGATGGAAACTGCTCGCTTATCACCATGCCATTAGCGACCAGATACAGCCGCTCACCATCAGCAATGCGGGCTTGGCTCAAGCCGTCGCTATCGCGCCCCATCGCGATTTGAACGCGGTTAGCTGTGGTCTCCAGAACTCCGGTCTGCTGGGTAACAGCACCACTAGGGCCAAGGGTGAACACCTCATCCCTGGAAACCACCACCGCAGATTCATTGAACAGCCCGGTTTTCCGGTTAATTCCTCGCAAAGGACCCTCACCGACATTGGCGAAGTTGTCCAATCCAGGGCGAACAATCAGCGCCATTGGGTTCGTGATCTGTGAGGCCGTCCGCTCGGCAAGCATGTTCGTCTGCGTCAGGGGCGGAAAGCCCGTGCGATGGTAAGCGCCGAAACTGAAGGGAACTGCGGTCATGCAAGAACCCATCCGGGTACAATGAGAGGCATAAAGCGTTTCTTAGGCTGTAGCTTTGGCGTCCGTTGCGTCACAATAAGCTTCCGTTCTCATGGCCATCAAGCCGGAAGCGGCCCGCGATTCGAGCCGTCCGGCAGCGTCAGAGGCGACAGCGACGTCAGATTACCAGCAACCTGCTACGGAACCAACTGCTGAGCACCCCCCGGCAGATAGCGCCCGGCGAACGTCCCGTCGCTCAGTTGTAGCGGGTAGACCCCGCCCGACTGCTGTGGCGAAATATCGTTCGCCACGTAATCGACGTAGAAAGTGTCGTTTGTGGCGCCCGTCCCGTTGTAGGTCTTCGACTTCGCATCCGCGACCACCGGAAGGGCTCCAGTGAGCACGACTATACCGATGATTGACATGCCCGGCGAAGACGTGGCGCCGATATCGTTGAGCGCCGAGCGTTCGAGGAGTGAATTGATACGGGGGTCCGAGTTGAAGAACACCGAAGCGTCTTGCATCGTTAGATAGCGCATCACGACATGATCGAAGGCCGCCGTGAAGTAACCGGACTGCGCCCCCACGGGGGGCACAAACTGGGCGCTGGCGTCCTGCCAACTTGAGCTTTCGACACCATAGTCGATCCAGTTGGACGACCCCGACAGCGAAGCGGCACCAACATAGTTGGTCGCGGTAACGCCCCACACGGACCCGTTGAGATTACCAAAAGCCGTAACGACGATATTGGCGTGGATGTCCATCTTAAGGGTTAGGTCGATGGACCCACTAATCTGGGTCTTGGGGATATTCATGGCCGGGTCGAGGGAGGCCAGCGACAGGAACGACATATTTAGCTGTTTATCGGTCGTATCGACAGCCGACCAGTTCGGGCCCCAAAGCGTGTTAACCGCCGTGACAAACGCAGAAACCGGAGTAGTTTTGCCGGCTAGGAATTCGTGAGTGACGACAGCCGTCCCGGCGCTGGTCCCTTCATAAACCTTGACGTTTCCGCCCACCGTGAACACGGCTCCCGAGCCACCGCCAGGCAACGCGAGGTTCAAGGTCAGAACGTCGCCAACTTTGTAGTTCACGCCCCAGGCGCTCTGTTGGCCGCTCACCGCCGACACGATCACGCCACCGGCCACGGTGATCGTGGCCAGGCCGCCCGTACCACTTCCCCCCGCCAACGCGCGATTGAGATACACCCCATCCACATAGCCCGAACCCGGGTTGGTGATGGTCAGGGGCAGCGAAGCGTTCCCGTTGGTGGGGATTTTCTCGATCGCTGCATATGCCGCCGCGCCCAGATACGTGAGGGTCGCCCCGGGGTTGTTCGTCCGCAAGCCGGGCTGATACCCGCCAACCTGCGAAACGTTTACGTTGTGGATGGCGCCCACGTTGTTCTCAAGCGCCGAACCCGACACCCGGTGAAGCTCGGAATTGCGGACTAGCTGGGCCTGGCTCAACCCGAAGCCCGACAGGTCGTGCGCGTTGACCTCGGTGAAGTAATAATTCCGGGTCGTGCCCGTGGGCGTGTAAATATAAAAGCCGGACTGGTTTCCGTACTTGAGCGCATCCCAGCCCGAACCCGAGCCGCCCGGCCAGTTGGGCGTCCCCGTCGTCAGTTCGATACCGTCTAGCCATACGCGAGCGCCGCTGTCCTTCTCGTTGTAGTAGTTTCCCGAGAAGTTTTGGGCCATCTCCGACAGGTCCCACTTGATCCCCGCGCCCATGAAATGAAGTTGATCAATGCCGGGCTGGGTCCAATCTAAGACGGTGACGCCGTTGCTAGAGAGTGTCGTTCCGCCGTCCCCGATTGTGGCTTGCACGCCCGGTGCCGTAGTTATGGTGGTCCAATAGGAGGGGGTGAGCGCCAGGGCCGCTTGCCGGTCAATCCGCCACTTGCGGCCGGTTTCGGTGATGACGATTTTGACGCGTTGCGACTGATTGAGCCGCGCGAAGGTCAAGGCGTCTTTTAGGTTCGTATAGTCCGCGCCGCTGGTGGCTACGGTTTTGGTGACATCCCACAGGCTGGCGCGCGGATAGGCGAGGAAGGGGCCAACAATCCGACTTTCAAAGGTCGGCCGATTGTTCGGAACCGCCTCGGCGTACAGCCGCGCCCGTCCGGTCGAAGATGCCGCCATCGCCGCCGAGTGATTCAGCGTCGCGTGATAACCGTAGGTCTGACGCATGACCCCGTTCGCGTCAGGGTAGGACGCCCAACTTTTGCTGGTGATCTCGACCGAGCCGCCCTCAAACGAGACGATGACCTTCTCCACGCCGGGGCCGGCCCCGGCCTGGAACCCGACAATCACGTTTCCATCATAGGTCATGAACGGTACGAAGAGGGGGTTAATCCAGGGCTGCGGGGCAGCCCCCCGCGTGGTTGGGACCGGCTCCCCGACGCCGCCGGGCCACCCGCTTCCGGGGTCTCCGTTGTAGCTGGCCCCAACGCTGACAACCGGAATGTCCGGGGCTGGCGCGACCCCGCGCGCTGCTAGCAACAATTTGAGTTTAGATCCCCCCACTTAAACCCCCATCATCAGCATCGTAGATGCTCTGGCTCCGGCAGGACCGGCCTCGTTATAGACGATCTTGATCTCGCCCTGTCCGCCGACACCGCCAGTTCCGGCCAGGGTGGTGTTCGCCGCCCCGCCGCCGCCGCCGCCGCCGTAGGTCGCACCTGGACCGCCGTTGCCGCAGATACTTCCGGTGTCACAGCCGCCGCCGCCGCCGCCGCCGCCAGCCCCGTGCGTCGCGTCAAAGGCCGTATCGATGCCGCCCGCGCCGCCAAGGCCGTTGGTCGCCGCATGAGGACCGCCGCCGCCACCGCCACCGCCAACCGTGCCCGCTCCAGCAGCGCCGGCAGAAGTTGCACCCGCGCCGCCACCTGCGCCGCTTGTGCCGTTACCGCCAGCCGCGCCGGTTGCAGAGGCCGCGGCTGCGTTGCCGCCAGCCGAGGATGAGCCGCCGTTCGAGCCGCCGCCGCTTGCGCCAGCCCGGCCCGTCGTGGCCGATTTCGTGCCGCCAGCTTTGCCTGCGCCAGTTGGACCGGCTGAGCCGCCACCCCCAGACCCACCAAGGCCAGACACGGCGAAGTTAGTCCCGCCCGCGCCACCGGCCCCGCCGTCGTTGTTACCCGCCGCGCCAATACCGCCGGTTCCGCCCGCACCAGGCGTCGTGCCTGAGGCGTTCCCGCCGGCCGAAGCCGAGAGGATGGTGGTTCCAGCGCTGTTCTTGAGGATTGTGGCCAGGCCTGATCCGCCCGTCGCAATCACGATATCCAGGACGTTGCTGGCGGCGATGTTCGACGCGGACGTGATTTTGCGCCATTCACCGCCACCACCTCCGGCCCCAGCAGAAGTATTTATGACGCCCGCTGAACCGCTTCCTCCTGCTCCGATGGCTTCAGCCGAAACAAGAGATCCAAAATCCGCTGGAACAGCCCAAGTTGATCCAGATGTCAGGATAACAGTCGTGACCATTAGGTGTTCGCCACGAACTCAGCGGTGATGACGACGCTAGCGACCGATGTTCCGCAGTGGGCGGTCCAGTTGGTGTTTACAGCCGCCTGCTTGGTTGCGCCGCTGACATTCCCCGAAAAGCCCTTGGTCTCTCCAGCGCCAACGACGAACTGCCAGACCGTAGTTCCTGCGGTGCCGTCTCGAATCGTCACGAGCGTAGCCGTGGCGGACGTGTTGTTGATCAGCAGGCGATAGATGTCATTAAACGTCGAAGCCGCAGCCGTAACAACGGTCGTTTCAGTCGTGGACGAAGTGATGGTCGTGACCTGCCGCCCAATGTTCTGACGAAGGGCCTCGCGAGTGATCTGCCTCCCGAAGAGATCGAACATGGCGTTGACCACATCGCCGTTCGCGGACATGGCCGTTGGCGTGGCGTTAGCCGCTCGCCCGCCAATCGTCACCGGAGCCGCCGTAAGCGCCGCATCCGCCGCCGTGCCCCCCGCGACCAGCGCTGGGGTTGTGTAGTCGAGAGGTGCGCCAAGAGCGTCTACGATCAGGGAGCGGAGGCTTCCGAAAGTGTCCGCCGAGAGATTGACCCGATCCCCCGCCGCTACAGCCGCAGGCGCAGCCGTTCGAGCTACAGCCCCGATCTTGACAGGATTGCCGCTATCCACCGCGTCGTGAGGAACGTTGCCCACCGCCTGGGTGCGAAGATGGCCGCTCAGATCCGAACTAAGCGGATTGGTCGTGCTGCCCTCGACGTAGGTGGGATCAGCCGCCGTAGCGGTCATTTGGGCAGATCCACCACCTCCCCCGCCAGCGACGTATGGAAGGCCGGTAGCCGGATCAATCAGAACGACGGTTAGCGCAAAGCCGTCCGTGGGCGTGGGCCTGCTGCTCGGGTGAGCAATCGCAGAAACCGGGATCGGAACAACCGCTAGGGCTCGGCCTAGAATGTGCTCCTGAGAACGTTCAACAGCCATCAGAGGCTCCTAGTAACGGTATTGGGGTTGCAGGAACACGGACACTTGCTCCTCGTCTTGGGCCGAAAGAGCGTTCAGAAGCATCGCGGCGCGAGCGGTGATCTTCGGGTAATCGACGTCGTGATAGTCCATCAGAAGGTCAGCGAGATTGTAGACCAGCGTCTGTAGCCACTCCTGCGGAAGATCCTCGGTGTCATTCAAGGTGTCCGCGTTCTCAATCACCCGCTGATAGGTGTAGTGGATCTCGTATTGGGGAGCCGTCTCGGCGCTAGGCGCAGGCCATAGGTACATGGTCCGCGTATCGCGCTGCGGATCGAAGTAATACTGGACAGGAATCGACGGCGTGAACTTGTTCGGCTGCTCGTCGTACTGAAGTCGCGCCATCTCGATCATCGGCGTGTCAGTCAGGTTGATCAGCAACCGGCGCTGGACGTCGTTCACCCGGCGAGCGGCCGGGACCAAATACGCGCGCTGATCGGCTACCAGGGGGAATGAGCCCCAGGTCGTGAGCCAGAGGTGACGGTTCGTCCCCCAGGTTTTCAGCATCAGGTTCAGCGCGACAAGGCCATCCGCAGCATCATCCGCAGTCGGGTCCTCACCCGCAGGACATACGCGAATTAGGCGTAGTGCCTGCGTGATGATGTCGCGGCTGTTGAGCTGGAAGTTCGTTTGGCCCGACGTCGGCATCAGAGATCATCCGGCGTTACAGGAGCCGATAGGAAGTGGTCGGGCTGCTCGGGGCGAACGGGTGAGACAACCTGTGGATCGGGAACGCCGCGAAGAAAATCTTGAGGGTTGCGAACGTCACAATCTACGCAGAACAGGTTGTCCCACTCCATCGAGCAGTCAGACGCCCAGACCTTGAACCCCGTCCGGTCATCCAGCACACGCCAGTCACCCTTGCGCTGCTCGCCGCCGAAACCTGGGCGCTGACCGTAACCCGAAGTCATTTCTTCACCAGCTTGGGCGAGGCGGGTTGAGCCGTAGTACCCACCGCATAGCGCTGGCGAACGGGGCTCGGCGCGTTCATCTTGGCTTGAGCAGCCGGGGTAAGGGTTTGGCGACCAATTCCTTTAGCCATCTAAGCGACCTTTCTTGATTCGCAGCCGACTACAGTGATAGACTTGTCGGCATGAAAGAGATGATTGGACAGCGCTTTGGGCGCTTGGTTGTCGTTGGCATTAGCGAAAATAGGGCCTCGAATGGGGCTCGCTTCATAGAGGTAATTTGCGACTGCGGAGAGGCGATAAGGCTCGTTAGGAAGGCTGCGCTTGTTCGCGGGACCACCGCATCGTGCGGATGCCTCCGAGATGAACTGAACACCCTTCGTCAAACTACACATGGCCTTTCTAAGCATCCCCTCTTCAAGGTTTGGAAAGGCATGATGGCGAGATGCCATAACAGTGGGGACCATGCTTACGTTAATTACGGAGGTCGCGGTATTTTCGTCTGCGAACGATGGAGGGCCGTAACGCTTTTCGTTTCTGACAACGACGGCAAGAATCTTCCCGGCCTTAGTCTTGACAGGATAGACAACGACGGCCCGTACAGCCCCGAGAACTGCCGCTGGGCCACCGCCCTGGAACAAAGTCTCAACAAGCGAAGCAACGTGCTTCTGAGCCATGACGGCAAGACGCAGACGATCTTTGAATGGGCGCGGGAGGTTGGGATGCCAGAAAGATCCCTCTGGTCGAGAATCAATAGGGGTTGGGCGCATGATTTGGCTATCACGCTTCCAATAAGCCCGTCCAACAAGCGGGCCACATTGGTGGAATTCAACGGAAAGACGCGACCACTCGGCGTTCACGCCAAGGCGCAAGGTATTCCAATCGGAACGGTTCATAACCGCCTCCGACTTGGATGGTCCGTTGATCGCGCCTTGACCGAACATGTCGCTTACAGAAAACCCCGTAAAATCAAGTAGCTACCTACGTTTAGCCGCGAAAACATAGTCAATATGCATGGTCTTAGCGACAGCCTCACCATTGGTGATTCCGTACGTGACCGTCATCTCAGTGTCGGGGAGGTAGGTCGAGGTTCCGTCCAGCGTGGCGACTTGGAGGTCGTTAGCGTAAACGGCCACCGAAGCCTTACCGTCGTAGTACCAGCCCAGCGTGATGTAGGTGTCAGCCACCATCGTAGCCGCCGTGACGCTGGTGGACCCCGTGGTGGCGTTCTTGCGGCAAACCGCCGTCACGTCCGCCGAGCCGTCCGCCGAGATGAAATAAATGCCGTCAGTGGCGTCATTCGGGGTTGTGTCGGTGATCGCAAGGCCAATCTGGAAGATCGACTGAGTGGCGTCAGAGACCTTGAATCGCGCCTTGAACGCAGCAGGCTTTCCGGCTTCCATCAGGAAGCTCTCGCCCAGCTTTTGCGAATAAGACGAGTTCGTATCGGCCGCAGCGTTGGTGATCAGCAGGACACCGCCGTCCGCATCCGTCAGGGCCTGAGTGGCCGCACCCGTTTCGGTTACGGTCCAGTCCGCCGCCGTGTACGTGTCCATGTCATCGAAGAACGTGTGCCAGCTCGACGGGTCCGGAAGGCCGTAGTTCGCGAGGGTGGCGCGTGGCGAAACGTTCGTAACGCCCGAGGGGAAGCGGGTGGAAGCCATGTATGTCTCCTATGGCGTTCATGGTTGAACGCGGCCCAGAGACCGCGCCATCGAGAGAGTTATTTGTGGCTTGGCCCGGAGGCTTCCGCTCTACCTTCTCGCCATGAAGCCATAGAAGCTTCGGCTGTGCTTACAGTGCCATAGTTCGGGGGAGTTAGTCTACCTGAGCTTTCTTGGCCGCATGCCACTTCTGCATATAGTGACGACGGCACAGGCCCTGAGCTTGGCGGGGGCGGTCGCAACCATCCTCGCTGCACTTGGGGGCATCTGCCAGGGCTTCGGCTGAATAGCTGCCCTCGCGCCGATGGTATTTCATCTTGCAGGATGTGGTGCAGTACAGCTTTGTCAGCCGGGTGTTCGGGGGAAGCCTTTCCCCGCAGCCCTTACAAGCAAGAGTGGTTTCTGGGGTCCAGGTTTTCCCCTCATAAATCCAACGATAGTGCTTACGACAGAAGCCGTTGCCGTAATGTTTTTCAGAGCATCCTTCGTATTCGCAGAGCCTAGTCGGCTCGGGGTGAGATTGCTCAAACGTATAGGGCTTCTGGTGGGCGCTTCCCCTGCCGTTAAGGAGCTTGGATTTTTCGTATAGCTCGGCCTGCTGAACATGATTGTCGTTCAATTTGGACCATTCACGCTTTAGCCGCATGAACTCCATAGCGGTTTCTGCTTGCTCCCGCTTTCCGACCAAGAACGGATAGCACTGCCGAATGACAAAATCCGCCGCCTCGTGGTTTATGACCAGCTGTCCCTTGGCCTTCCACTTTTCATTGAATTTGTCTGTCCACGTAAGACCACCGACACCAACCATTCGGGCCAGTGCGTCGAGTAGATCCATGTTGGTGTTAGCGACGCTGAGTACCATGCGGTACTGAGGGCGGTGCTGATCCGGCATCGAGGCCCGAGTGATGCAAATAGATCCCTCGCCGTCGATGATAGCGGCCCAATACGCCGCCTCGGTGTCCGTCATATTTCTCGGGCTGTTGAGCCGCCCGAGTTGGTAGGTCTTTGTCTTCGGTTCCAAGGTGTGGGTTCCTTCCGTATATTGGAACCCACACCCTAGACTATGTTTTAGAGGGTAGAAACCCTTATTTTACAGGGCTCAACTTCCCGCGCTCGAAAAAACGCCGCGCCAGTCAGACCAGCCCGCACTATATCTTTCGTACCCCTTGTACTTCAGGTTCGACGTATCGAAGTCGTTATCCTGAGCGAACATGGCCCGGTTCCGTTCGAAGAACTTCATCGAGTCAGGGCAGTCAGTGCGGACGAACCACGCATCAGGGTCGGTGAAATAGTTGTTGACCTTGACGCCCTTGGGGAACAGGCCCTGCGCCTTCACGGCGTTGATGGCGTTGTTCGCGGTGTCGTTTTGCAGTTGGCTTTGCAGGATGCGAGTGGCCTCGAACACATTGGCCGGAGCCGCGTGCAGAGATTCACCCATCAGCGCGATACGGAGGCCACGGTCGTCCACCGCATTCATGATCTGAATGGTGATGTCTTCCAGGGCCGCTTCCGACAGGTCAGCCGGGGTCGCCAGGATGTTGCTTTGCAGGCCCGATTGGGTGGGGTGCGAAGCATTGAGGAGCGAAACGCCGTCACCGCCGAGATACAGCGGATTGAACGCCCGATTGTAGACGTTCGCGGCCACGTTCTCTTTGGTCTGCTTGAACGAACGAGCGAGCTTGCCCGTTTGGTTCATCGCGGCCTTTTCATACAGATTGTCTTCGATCATCTCGAAGGTCAGGATGAAGCCGAGACCGTAGGCGACGTGCGTATAGCGCGACGTGAACCCTTGCTGGGTCGTGTCGAAGCTGGTGCTCATGCCTTCCGGCTTGACCGGAGCCAGACCGAAGCCTGGGAGCAGCACGTCTTCTTCGTAGTTCTTGTCCGAGGTTTGGACCTCGTACAGATCGCGCCATTGCTGATCGAGGTCTTTGTACTCTTGACCCCAGATGGCGTTCAGACCCGGCCAAAGTAGCTTGGGGATTGAACCAGTGGAGATAACAGGACCAGCCATTGATTAGACCCCCGCGACTTGGTTGGCGAACTGAGCGCGGTTGAAGCGCACGACCCACTTCGCGTAGTACCCGATTTCGTTGCTCGGGATGTTCGCGAACCCAACGAGCTGAAGTGGCAGCAGGTTGGAAGTGGCTTCCGTAGCGTTGTCCAAGATCGTCCCCGAATAGCCGGTGACGGTCGAGCCAGCGACCACGGTGTAGTTGATGTTGAGGCCCACATCGTCAACCGTGAGAGCCGTGCCGGAGCCGCCCTCTTGGATCATGTAGAGGCCGTCCGGGTCGGTCGCGACGAGAGCAATGCGCTCGGTCGAGGCCACGCGATAGACGGTGGAATCCCGCGTTGCCGCAAGGAAGCCGACGATCACGCCTTGAATGACGTCCGTGTTAGCGGCGCGAACCACGTCGGGATAGACAATCCCGTTGATCGTGGATCCAGTGCCCGCAAGAACTACGGCGTCACCGACGTATAGGGCGGTTCCATCGGTGGATTTGACAGCGAACTGTCGGACACCCCCCGTGGAAACGCCGCCATTCAGGTCCGCGACAGGGCGGAAGCCGAATGGAGTATTGGCGTTAGCCATTGAGAAAACTCCAGGTTAAGAGCGTTTGAGAGAGCTGCCAGCACGAGGCTGGTACATTTCCGCCTGCTTGAGAGCGCCGGTCGTGTCCTGATTGGACCTGATTGCTTCTTCGAACGGCTTTAGGCGGTCTTCCTTCTCCGCAACACCCACGGCGTATTCCTCAACAGGAGTCTCCATGAGGTAAGCGTATTGCGGTTCGCCCGAGGCTTTTCTGCCTACAACTCGGGAAACCCTAGTGCCTTGGCCGTGTGTATCAGTATTCGGCTCAATGACAAAGTCGTATGCTAGGTCGGTGTGAAGCAGCTCTGGGCGCACTCCATCATCGTTGACCCAGCGGCGTTGATAGCCCGCACGTTGAGGGGCGTCCAAGCGCTGCTTGAAGCCGCCAACCGGGTCGCGCTTACGGCGGGTGCGGGGCGGAACGGCGTCCATCGGAGCCTCTTGCGTGGTGACATCTTCCCGGCTCATCGGCGGACGGCCACGACGCGGGGCGGTGTAGGTTTCGTCAGTCATGATCAATTCCACTCGTATGAGGACACGAACTTGTCACGGGTAAAGCCCGGAATGGACTTCACGAAGCGGTCGCATTGAGCTTTGGCCTCAGGCGGGAGGTTGGCATAGGTCTTGCCCCCACCAGCCGGACGTCCGTTCCCACCACCCTCGACAGCCGCAGCGTTGCGACGAGCGGGGTTCTCGAACTTCTGCGGGAACTCAACGCGGGCTTGGCGAGCGATCTCCTTCAGCCGCGCTTTGGGCTCCATCCCGTCAGCCGCAAGCTCCTCGTCCAGACCCTTCGCGAAGATGGTCATGGTGCGATCAGAGCCGAACCACGGGTTTGCCTCTTGGAAGCTGTCCACGGCGCTCGCATAGTCAGCCGTCCAGCCGTTCGGATGGGCCTCCGTACTGCGCTCGGGAGTGGCGTCAGCGGCAAGCGCGGTCATCTCCTTGGTCACGGCGCGGGCAGCTTGCAGGTCCCCGGCCTCAACCGCGTTGGCGTGGCGCTCCTCTAGGTCCTGCATGGCCTGGGCGTACATGCGCTTTTCGGTCTTGGAGTGGAAATCGCCGAATTCCTTCAGCGTCCGCTCAACCTTGGCAAGCTTGGAGGCAAGCTCCTTGTTAGACTTCTCCAACGCCTTGTTGTTCGCCTGGACGAAGGGCAGAACCTCTTCGCCGCGCTTGACGAAGGTCTCAGCGTCTACCCACTTCGTCTCGTCGCCCTTGAACTCCTCCTTGGGACGCCAGCCCATGCGCAGGGCTTTGGATTCCGCGTCGTCAGATTGGCTTTGCGGGGTGTCGTCGTGGACCTGATCGGTCTCAGCGTTCAGCGTGTCGCTCATTTCTTCACCTTCTGGGGCTTATTGACCTCTACGGCCTTGGCCTCAATCGTCTGGGGCGGTGGTAGCTTGGTCCCGACACGCTCCAACGTGGCGATGGCGTCATTCACCGACTCGATGAACTCGCGATACGCCTCGATGCTCACCGTGCTGTCAGCGATGGTCTTCTGAAGCTCTGTGATGGCCGTGAGGGCCGCTTCCTTGTTCTCTTGGAGGACACCTACGGGGGTGATCATTGAGCAGCCTCCAGAACGGCGATGACATCGCTGTCGTTGGCAATCGTGTACTCAAGGCCGTCAGCACCCTTTTGGCGCAGGCCAGCGTACTGAGCGATCATCACGGTTGAGCCAAGCTCGGGAGCCGCACCTTCACCCCACTCACGGAAGGCGTTGGGGCCTTTGTCCAGCAGCAGAGCGCGGACGCCTGCAAACTTCTCCTTGTCCTTCGTCTGATCAGCCAGAATGATGCTGCCGATCTTCTCCTTTGGAGCCTCGGGAAGGAGGAGAACCTTCAAATCGAGTGGGCGGATGCCTGACTCGTTACTCATGTCTGCTTACTTTCTTGCTACGCCCTCTAGGGGCTTCTCTTCGGGTAGATCGTAAAAACCGGCTACGTCAGACCATCTCAGGTCCGCCAATTCCCCCAGGAGGAGGGCCTTGGGGCGGCTGAACGGGTGCATTTCCCCCTCCGTCTCCGACCATTCCTTGATCAACCGGGCCTGCTGGTCCTTGAGGAACTGGAAGAATGGCTGGTTCGACGGGTGGTCCTTCCAAGCTCTGAAGCTCTCCGGGTTGAATATCTTGGAGTCCATGCTCTTCTCTTATGGCTGCGGCTTCGTAGATGGTGCGGATGGCTTCTGCGGTGGTCTTGGCCGGAACGCCCTCGATCTTCATGCGGTCGGTTTCGGCCTTGTACTGATTGATCTGGATGCCACGGCCCTTAACCGCGAGATCCTTCTCTTTCAGCTCCAATTCCTTGCCCTTGATCATGACTTCTGGGCTCGGACCTTGCTCCTTCACGAAGAAGCTTTCCGTGTCTGGGATGGACCCAGCTTCCAGCGCGTATTCAATGATGGCCTTTTGATCCATCAGCGGATTGCCAAGGAACTGTATCAGGTACTGAGCGCGGCCCAGACGCTGGCTATCCATGACAATCGTCGGATCGCTGACCGGGATCACATCGGCGTCCTCGGAGGCGTAATCCTCTTGGCTCACCACCCCCTCAACGTCTTGGAACGTGAAGTAGGCTTGCGGGTCCAGATACAGCTTGTTCAACCGGCGCAGCTTGGCAAGCTCTTGGCGGAAGGCCCGGTGGATACGCTTGTAGATCGCCGAGTAGACCTTCAGGCCCTGCTCGATCAACGCCAGCGTCGTGCCCACGGGCTGGTTCTGCGGCGTGGAATCCCCGGTCAGAACGTCCTTGGTCGCCGTGATGTCCTTCGCGGACTCAATCAGCATACCTAGCAGGTTGAACAGAACCGCCGATGGTTCCTTGACCGGAAGCGGCACGATGCTGTCACGCAGGCTCTGTCCCGTGGACTGCACCCGCCGCCACTCACCCGGCTTGATAGGCATGTTGCCGCTACGCAGGCTGATCCCAGCCCCCAGGAAGCCCCCCTGGATGTTCGCCAAGTGCCCAGCGTCCATCAGCATGTTTATGGTGCTGTTGATCGTCTCGCTCAGCGAGTTAAGCAGCGATCCAAAGCCGATGTCGTAGAAGCTGCCGTCCGGGGAAGGCATGAAGCTGTACTTGGTGAAGTATCGAACCGGCTCGATGCGCTCGACCTCGCCGTTACGCATGACGATACCTTCCTCGTCAAAGCGCGCGACGATACGCACCACCTGCTGAGATTCCTTATGAACGGTGACGATGTACGGTTCCGGGTAGCCATCATCGTCAATATCCCACAGCCGGTGTTGCTCTAGATATTCCTCGGGCGCGTACTCATCGTCACTAGCCGAAGCGCCCATCTCAATGCGCTTCCAGACCTCAGCCCGGAACTTCTCTTCGCACTCATTACGGTAATAGGTGCAGACATGCGTAAAGCGCGGGCAGGTCTCCATGTCCCGCGTCCAGTAGTTCGCCACGCCCTTGTCCGGCGAGACCAACTCGGAGCAATTGGTGCCCTTCTGCGGGTCAAAGTACGTCTTTCGGAACACACAGCCAGTGATAGGCAGCATGTGGAGAAGCCGGTCAGTGTCCTCTTCCCAGCCCTCCATTTCCTCCAGAAGCTGATAGCTCATGTGCGCGGCCATGCGGTCGGCGCGCTGACGCTTCTCATCGGAAGGCTGACCGAGAACCTTGCCCTTCACCACGTTCCAGCCGTCCACGATAGCGGGATAGGCACGGGCGGCGAACTGGATGGAGGCGGTGGTCAGCAGCGGATACTTGATGTTCGCGGCGTCCTGCCACGGGTACGTTTTGGCCTTCTTGACCTGCATGGCGAGTTCCATGCTGTTCTCGAAGATCTCGTCCCAGCCCTCGTCCTTGCGGGACTGGCAGTCCATATCGAACTCGTCGCAGACCTTAGCGCCGATAGCCTGGAGAATCCGGTCGTCTAGCTCAAACGCGAGGTTGGGCGAGTTGATAGCCTTGATCAGCCAGGGCGTATCGTCCTCGGGCTGTTCCTCAGCATCGAACTCGTCAGCCTGACCCAGCATCGGGTCCTGGTCGATGTCCACGAACTCGTCGTCAGCGTAAGCAATGTCAGACATGGTAGCCCCTAATATCCCGATGTGCTGTTCACTTCACGCCGCCCGTCACGTTCGTATTCCTCGTCCCAATAGTGGTCTACTTCGGTCGGTTTGCCCATAGCGAACGTTCTGAAGGCATCTGCCGGGTGTGAAGCCCAGTCATGGAGAGGCTGGTTCTTGTACGCCTTCAGCTTCTCATCCCAGATACGACGATAGGAGCGCAGCGCATCAATGCCGTGCGCGCACTTCTCTTCATCGAACACACAGAGAGGCAAGATCTTGCGGACCTCGTTGATGTCGTTCGCCACGGAAGGCGTGCGAGGGACTACGCGAACGTTCTTGAGCCCAAGCTTTCGCACCGTGTCAGCAATGCTCGCAGCCTCCGAGAGGGCGACTTGCTGGTTGTCAGCGTCATGCGGGAGCAAGTGCTCACCGTAGATGTATTTCTTGCGGTGCTCGCTCTCATCAGAGTTGCCGTTGATCTCACCAACGTACCAATCAACGCCCTTGGACGTGTTGGCCACGTAGTCGATAGCGCCCCAACCGCCCGTGGCTGTCCGCTGAAGGAACCAAATGACGAAGGTATCCGCCGCCCCCAAGTCCCACGCCGTATGGACCTGCTTGGCGGGGTTATGAGGAACGCGGCCGATAGCGCCGGTCTTCTCAAGCTGGTCAATGACGCGAGCGTAGTAAGCCCCAGGCAGAGCCGCTGACCATGAGCACATGTACTCCTGATCGAAGATCGCCTGACCGTCCGTCTCTCCGCGCTCTGAGATCAGCTCCTTAAGCTCACGGGCCAGGATCTCGTCGCTGAAGACGCCGGTGTCCTTCGACGTGATGTGCTGCCTGTGCCAGCCGCTATCGGGCTCACCGGCCATGTCGTACATGCGCTTAGCATGATTACGGCCGCGCGGCGTGGTGATGAACAGCGCCCAGCCGTTGTTCTCGGCGAAGATGGGCCGCAGGATCGACCAAGCTTGGGGATCACTCAGCGCCCACTCAGAGAACACCACCCCGATTGGGGGCGTTCCCACCAGGGCGTCGTAGTTGTCCGATCCGATGACCTGCCACGTGGACCCGCTCTTGAACCGGATGAACATCTCATCGTCGCGAGTGTTCTCACGCAGCTCGGCGGGGAAAGCCTCGTCAATACGCCTGCGCCCGGTGTGCGGGTTCACAGCATTCCAGATAGCCTTCTTGGCTTGGTTCTGCTGCGGCAAGAGGTGCCAGTAGTTCCCAACGCGCTCATGGGCAGCACAGGCGGTCCAGTGAAGGGCTACATCATCCTTCCCGTGGCGACGGGGCCAGATCTCAATCGCACGCTTACCGCCAGCGTGGAGGTACTTCCACAGCTCGTCTTGGTACTCTCTGGGCTTCCAATTGTTGGGAAGCTCAATGCGCCGAGCCACCTAAAACAGCCTCAAAGGGCATGATCGTGTGCTTGGCTCCGTGAGTGCTCCGCACTTCATGGCCGATATGGCGGCTTTCCGGGGCAGATTATTGCTCATTCGGGCTTGTTTATGATCACGGTGAGCGGGCCGAGATCGTCAGCTTGGCCCAGGGCGACCTTATCGCCGTACTTCTTGGGAGCCATCTTGCCAAGATACCAACGGCGAGCATCGAACGCGAGACGCGCCAGTGATGCGTCTTCGGCCTCTTCGGCTTCGTCTACAGCCTGCTCAGCCATAGCGTCCCAGCCTCGCGCGCGCACGCGGGTGTACTGGTCTGCGAGTTCCGCGTCTTCGTCCACCCAATTCAGAAACGCGCCCTTGCTCGGCATTCCCTTGCCAGCACAGATGCGTCGGAGGCTCTTGCCGTCCTCTAAGCCCTTAAGGATAGCGGCAATGATCTCTGGAGTTCGCTTACTCTCGGGCAATTACGCTACCTGCTGAGCGCCGCTAGGGATTTGCGGCTGTTCGTGTTGCTACGCTTGTGGGGATTATGCCTTATCAATCGTCGCAACGCCACCGGGAGGAAGTGCGCCTGATAGCATCATTTCCACGGCGACGGACATTGGCCCGCTGATCTTGGTCTTTCCGCGCTCATAGTCTCGGATGCTCTCGCCGGGGTCTCTGCCGCCAAGGCGAAGGGCGCGGCCCATCTCGGAGGCGTGGAGGGGGCGACCAAAGCCCCACAGCGCGCCTAGTGTGGCGCGGGCGTCTCGGAGTTCGTCAGGTGTCACACTCAAACCCTTAGTGTGTCGCATCGCATGTCGGGGTGATCCAGCATGTGCTCCAGTACCTGAACGGGGCTCATCGAAGCACCAAATTTCTGCATGGTTTCGGTCGTCACCAAGTATCCGCCCATCAGGCGCCCATTGAGCCGATTGAAGTGCATAACAAGGGTTATGCTTTCCCTAAGTTCATCACTGGTCATTAAGCGGCTACCATTTGCGAGATGCGCGCTTCCGCTTCTCCGCGGGTCTTGAAGGGCGGGTACGCGGTGAAGATCTTCTGGCCGTTCTTGATGATCCGGTAGCCAGAAACAACCTCCTCAAACCCGGCGCGCTCTACGCAGGTCACGGCGCGGGACGAGAAGCCTTCGCGAACCAGGGTGCGGACTTCAGTGATTTCGTAGCGGATCATCTCGGTTTGTCCTCTTCAGGTGGGGCGCTGCCCCGTTCGTTGAGTTCATAATACGGAGAATATCATGAGGCGCAACCCACAATCCGCATCCAGCCCGAATTATTTACGGGCCTCACCCGTGTTGCTACGCTTTAGTTTCCAACTTGATATCCTTACCACCTTACTTATTGGAGGCGTGGCGCGCAGGATACCCGTTAAACTCACCTGTCGGAATGGGCCTGAGTTGAAAGCGGCCTCCTAGTTGGTTAGAGCGGCTTCACGTCCTTACTGGCTCGCTTGGCCGTCTCGATCTCTTCGGGTGTCATCTTGAGGGCTTCCCAGAGGGTTTCTCTACGCTTTTCGATGAGTTCGTAGTCTGGGCGGTTCTTATGGAATGCGGCTTCGTCGGTCACTTCGCTTTGCCTTTTGGCTTGGCGGGGAGTTTGCCAGGCGGATTATCTGAGTCTGCGCGTTCGAAGTCGTCGCTGGCCTCACACACGGCGATGACGCCATTGTCCATCAAGTGACAGCTCTCACCCTTGAGCCAAGTGTGGCCCTGGATCGTTACCGAGGGCTCTTTGCCTGTGTATGTGTAGATGGCGTTACCGCTAGGCATCAGATGAACTCCTGTCGATGCAATACACCATCAACGCTTACAAGCTGAAACTTGGATCCGGCGAAACGGAAGAAATTACCGCCCTCAACCCTAAGCCCGACCGGAAGCATCTCGCTCTCATCTCGGTAGACTGGAAGCCCAAGCCAATCTTGTACGCTAAGCTCTTGATCGTGGACTACCTTAACGGCCATCACGCACCCTCCGGTTTACGTTCGGCCCATTCCCATGCCATCGGGGCATAGGCTTTTCGAGTGCGTGCGTATGGAGGATCAGCCTCGACCATCTCCATAAGCTTTAGGATGCCGTCGCCAAACTCAACCGGGCCAGGATGCGTCTCCTCGCGGTTGTTTGGGCGCTTGATCGTCCAGGATTCAGCCATGTGTTTCTGCCTACGTGGTTGAGATTGCAGTCTATATTGGTTCGGATGGGAAGTTAAGCCCGGCTCCCGTAGAACAGCACCATCATGGCCGCAAACAGCATGATTACGACTAGGCTATATGTGAGTTGAGAGAGCTTCATGGCACGTGCCTCCAAATCCTCTTTTTATCGATTAGTGATATAAGACTGCAATGAACCCCAAATATTTTTGCGACCTTCTGCTGAGACAGGCCGCTGGCCCTTAGAGCCCTGATTTCAACAATATCAGGCTCCTTCAACTTCGAACTTGGATTCAAAGACCCCTTGGGATGATTCACTAAACTCTCATCTCGGCAACCTGGAGGTTTGGCTTCCTTCGCCCCTTGTCCCAAGAATCTTTCAAATTATCCCCGTGCGTCCCGACAGAAAGATGCTTTGGATTCACGCAAGGCGGTGTGTCGCATTTGTGCATCACAAGCATTCCATCCGGAATCTCTCCGCAATGGAGTTGATAGCGGCGAAATATCCATCTCAATGCCTCGTTATGGTTTCGTCGTTGGCGGGGATGTATCCGAGGCTTTCCAGCATCCGGATTGCATCGGCTTGGTACGAGCCTGTCGTCAGGCGTAGCCACATCACCTCTTCCGCACACTCTAGGCTCACCATCGGCAACGGCGGGTCTAGACGCTCGTTGATCGCACTGGCGCAATTCTCAAGCAGGGCGGCTAGGATCTTAAGGGCTTCTCGGATCATTTCGGCTCCTTGATTTTCACGTACTCGATCTTTCGAGCGAGGCCCAACGCCTTCAGAATGGCTGGGCGGGGAGGCGTCGCACCCTTAAGCGCTCGACTTGCCGCAGCCTGATCAACGCCCCTCTGCGTGGCCCACTCACTAATGCCGCCAGCGTTTACGGCCTCTTTTCGCAAGAGTTCCTGAACTTCGACGCCCGTCATATAATTCACCTCACGTTGCAAGTTGGGCTCAGATTAATGCCGATAACGACCATTGTCAATATGTCGATTGTCGCATTATTCCCCTTGCAATCCGCTTGGCGTCGGGTAGTGTGGAGATACACAAGGAGAACGACATGACCGCTCAAGAAAACCTCTACTACAACCGCCTTCGCCCCGTTGGTCTGGGGACTATCCCAAAGGTTGAATGGGAATGGGCCGAGCAGCCGGCACTAGAGATGTTTCGCCCACGGAATAGCTCGCTGCCGATTAGTCGCCGCCCTTACGGAATCTTTCGCACACAGCGCCCGCTCACCGAAGACGAGCTGTACAACTTTGAAATCAGCCCAGCTAACGAAGGGAGCCGCTAAAATGATCGCGCAAAACATCGTCGTTCCCGGCGAAAATGAAGAAAAAATCAGCGTGTGGCGGGAGTTTTACGGGCACTTCTCAATCACCGACAAGACAACCGGGCAAGTCGTGGAGTTCAGCGCAGACCTCGCCGAGGAGATCGCTAACGCCATCCTGAAAAGCATTCTCGTTAATGGACGCTGACATGCACGACCCAATCGTTCCCGCAATGACGGAAAACGTGCCGAAGGACATCACCATGACCTCTGAAACAGAAGAGTCCGTGCTCGATCTGGTGCAGGACGCGCTGAAGATCTTTCATGACATCGCCGCCGTCGATATCGGCGAGAGTGAGGCCGACGAGGATCACTTCCGCAACTCAAGCCGGACCTACGCCCTCGCGGGGCCGGTCACGGTGGGCGATGTCCGGAAGGCCGCTCTTGCCTATGAGCAGCTTGCCGCCCTCTCCCGCGCGCCCGGTTCCTCCAACGCGGGTGACGCCTGATGGCCGGCAGCCCCTGCAACATGGCCTATCGCATCATCTGCGAAGGACCAGCCGACACTCGCTCGGGCCTTTCGTGGCGCTGGGAGCTTCCAGACGGCACGGCGTCTGATGCCCAGTACGGCCACCGGAAGGACGCCCAGCGAGCCGCCCTCAAACGCCTACGCGATGGAGCGCCCAAAGAGATGCCCGCGCCGATCAAGAAACTGGCCCGACCGAAGACCAACGACGAAATGCGCGCCTACCTGAAAAGCAACGTCACCGTCGATCCCGAGACCGGCTGCTGGATGTGGCGGGGATCCGCCAAATCGCGCGGCTACGGCATGATCGCGGTCGAGGGCTATGCTCGCCGGGCGCACCGCGCGTCGTGGGAGGCGTTTCGCGGGCCGATACCCCCGAAGATGTTCGCCTGCCACCATTGCGACCGGCCTGGCTGCATCAACCCCGATCACCTGTTCATCGGGACCTGCCGCGACAACATCGATGACATGATGCGGAAGGGCCGGCACAGGCTGCCCCGCCGAAACGAGGTCGCGGTCCCCAAGGAAGATTGGGTGATCAGCAAAGACGGCCCGCACACCATCAGCCCGTCCCGCCGATGGTTGGCTCGTCAACTCATGGACAGCCACCTTTCAGACGCCGAAGCGCTCAGCGTCGTCGCATATGCGCCCGAGGTTAGGGCCGCACTCACTTCCGAACAGGGAGCCGACCAATGAACAGCGACGCCGTAATGGCTGAAGCGCGGGGCGCTGCTGAGCGATTGGCCATCGTAGCCGAAAAGCCCGCGCACTTGATCCGTTGGGGCGAGGGCGACCGGCTAGACCTCCAAAGCGTCCTCGCCGCCCTCTCTCCCCCATCTACCGAGGAGATCGCCCGTGATCTCGAACAGGCATGGCAGGTTCTGCCGGTCGATAACGCAAGAGCGGTTGAAGCTCGCTCGATAATTCGAAGCGCGATCTCCAAGCTCAAAGAGAATGGTCTATCCCGAGAAGGATTAGGGGGTCTCGCCCGGAGCCAGCCAGGGAGCGACGCCCAAGAGCGCAGCCCCGTTCCGCCGCTCTCCGATGGAGGGCAAAGCTGATGCGCCCGTTCTTCCCCTACTACGGCAGCAAGTGGAACATCGCGCGCCACTACCCGGCCCCAGTCGGTTCGGTTGCTGAGCCCTTCGCTGGCGGCGCTGGCTATGCGTGTTTCTACGATTGCCGGAACGTCTCACTGTACGACGCGGACCCGATCATCGCGGGCGTGTGGGACTTCCTCATTCGCAGCTCGAGCCATGAAATCCTGGCGCTGCCGGAAATGCCCGAGGTCGGCGACCACGTGGACAACTACGACCTTCCCCAGGAAGCTAAGTGGCTCATCGGGTTCTGGCTGAACCGTGGGAGCGCCCAGCCGAAGAAGTCTCGCACGGCCTACAGCGCTCGCACTGACCGCGCCCAACTGAATTGGGGTGCGCGAGCCAAGGAGCGCATCGCCACCCAACTGCCGGCGCTCGCCGGGTGGTCGATCAACAACGGCTCCTATGAGACCGCAGCGCCTAGCGACACGACCTTTGTGGACCCGCCCTATGGCGACAAAGGCCGATACTACCGGGTCGGCTTCAGCGACTTCGAAGCCCTCGGTCGCTGGTCGTTGGACCGTGGCGGACAGGTGATCGTCTGCGAAGGCCCCGGCGCTCTGTGGCTCCCCTTCCGTCCACTCGGCAACTTCAAATCCTCGCTCGGCAAGGCTCAGGAAGTCGTCTGGGTATCTGGCGAGACCGCACCTGCCGATCTGTTCGGTGAAGCAGCATGATGGAGCTTCAGACCAATGTGGCTGCGCCAGCGGCCCATAGCCCAGTGATCGACGGGGAAAATTCCCGGGCCGAACCCCTAAATCCTTCGGAGACTAATCATGGCTGAGAGCAAGCTGACTGACCTGATCGCCAAGCTTGAAGCTGCGACCGAGGGAAGCCGGGAACTGGACTGTATCGTCCTCGACTGCCTAGGTTTCGACCTCATCACCGAGCGCATGGGGGCTTACTGGTGCAGCGCTGACCTCGGCGCTCTGGATGACGCGCACGGAACACCGACCACATCCCTAGACGCCATCGTGGGGCTCATAGAGCGGAAGCTGCCGGAAAGCGCCTTGGTGATGGCGACATCAAGCCCGCCTTGGGTCCAGGTTTATCTATCAGACGATCCGGGCTCAAATCTCGATGCGGTGTCTGCCGCAACGCTTCCGCTCGCCGCCTGCATCGCCCTTCTCTCCGCCCTACAGCTACAGGGAGGCTCTGAGCAGTGAGCGAGACGCATCAAGAAACCATCGCCGCGCTTCGACTGCCCGGCCCCGCAAGCGACAGCTTCCAAGAGTTCGTCGCCGACGCCCTAGACTCCCTCCTCGCCGACCGCGCTCGCATGGAGAAGGCGCTGAGAGCCGCTGCGGTCTATCTCGACGCGCTGGGCGACAACCTCCTGCGCAACGACGCCGACATGCAGTTGGACGAGTGCCGCGACCCGAAAGACGTCGCTGAAGGCATCCGCCAAGCTCTAGGAGCATCCCAATGAGCCTGAGCCTCGTAGAACGCATTCGCTCTGAAATGGCCGGCGTTAATCGCTGGAACGCTGACACGCGCGGGACGCTGCTATTCGAGTGCTTGGAAGCTTTCGCCGCCCGAGCAGAGGGGGACCCAGCCGCCGAGGGGGATATCCCGTCGATCATCGAGCGCGGACAAACAGGAGAGCGCCTGTCTCCTACCGAGCAATCAGCCTGGACCGGGTACGAACTCGGCTGGAAAGATGGTCTGAAACACGCCATCTCAGACCTAGGTGAGTGCTTCGAATGCGGGCACGATCTGAACGGCCCGTACTGCCCGGCGTGCAATTCTGACATAGACGCCGCCCGAGCAGAGGGTGTCGCCGCCCTTCAGCAGGCAGCCGAGCAAATTGCAGAAAATGCACATTGCTCGTGGAGGCCGGAGGTCCGCGCGTTTGCCGATCTGATGGAGGCGCAGCTTCGGGCCAATGACCACAAGCCGGGCTGGAAGGATGATGCCGACCTAGACCTGTTTGAGCGCCTCGGAGAGGAGAGCACCGAGCTTCTCGCGGCTCTACATCGGAACGCCAAGCGCCTGATGTGGGGCGACAGCTGGGTCATGGAGGACACCGTGCCGCGTGTTGGGCTTGAGGCCGCTGACGTGGCCAACTTCGCCATGATGATCGCGGACGTCTGCGGCGCACTAGCCCTCCCCCAGCAGACAGCCCTAGTGGAGGAAGGGGTTGAGAAGATTATAGCCCAGCACGAGCCAGCCGCATGTGGCGCAAGCGCGCCATCAGAAGCGCCGCGATCCGATGGAGATGAAGGTTAATGCGCTACTTCCTTGACACCGAGTTCGACGGTCCACGCGGCCCACTCCTTAGCATCGCTCTTGTGCGTGAAGACGGTGTGAGCCTCTATCTGATCAAAAGCGCCTACGCGAAAGATGAGTGGGTGAAAGAGAACGTCCTGCCGGTTATGTACGACCACGGCATGTTCGAACACGAGATCCAGGGTTGGTATAACAACCGCTCGGAGCCGGGGTTCAAATATTACCAGTGCCTGGGTGAGGACATCGCTGAGTTCCTGAAGAACGATCCGCACCCACACGTCATCTCAGACTGGCCCGACGACATTCGCTACATGTGCGACGAGCTTGTCACCGGCCCTGGCGAGATGGTGAACATACCCGCGATCACCTTCGAAGTGCGTCGGGTAGACGCCTACCCGACGACCCTTCCCGGCGCTATCCAGCACAATGCGTGGTGGGACGCGATGGCTCTGCGCCACCTGATCCTTGGGTACGGGGAGGTGAAATGACATTCAGATCGCGGGCTTTGCTCGATCTAGCGAAGCTCGCACCCGTTTGTTTCGACTGCATGCGTCCGAATGACGGGACGGTCGTAGCCGCGCACTCTAACTCCCAGCGCCACGGCAAAGGCATGGGGATCAAGGCCGGGGATAACTGGGTCGCATTTTTGGATTTCGACTGTCACAAGGCCATAGACTCTGGATCCGAAACCAGAGATGCCCGCCAAGCCCGCTGGGAGGCCGCACACATCCGCTCAATGGATTGGGCGTGGGGTAGTGGCCTGATATGCGTTGCGGGCGCTCCTGAGCCTTCTGAGGCCGTTTCTGCGCCTAAGCGGAAAGTCTCTCGCTCTCGTCCTATTGCTTCCCGTGGGTTTGATCGGTCGAAAAGCCG